TTAACTTGGCACTGCGTAATTCGTTCTGCATTGCTTCCATTTCTCTCGCTTTTAGAATACCATTCTCCATAACCCATTCAACTCCTTCCATAATGCCTTCTACGAATGCTTCAGGAGCGGAGGGGTCTGCAACGATGTCAGCGGCAGTTGCCAACTGAAAATCGTCTTTAACAACTTGAGCACCACCTTTCTGTTCTAGGGAACCTAGACCTCTAGATGATACGCCAAGTTTTGCACCATCATCAAGTAAGTTTCTTACAATTTGACCGTTTGGTGTTGTTAAAATCTTTGCTCTTCCCACAAAATTATCACCGTCTTCTTCTAGTTTGGTAATCATGTGAGATACTTTGTCTAAATTAATTGTTGGACCTTCTGGATGCCCTAGTTCACCGAATGCTCTATCTTTCTCTACAAACTCTTTGCGATATCGGTCAACTTCTTTCTGCATCACTTTCTTGGGATATACACGACCATTTCTATTTTTCAACTCTGCTTGCAAGAAGATACCTTCGATGAAGTAATCTTTACCACCTTTGTCGTTTGATTCAACGATAACAGGTTGTATTGCGTAATCTACAAATTCAGATATTAGTTTCATTTATAACTCCTAGTATTTCTTCTGCTGATATGTTTTCTTCACCCATTTGCATAATTACTTTTTTAATATTCTTCATATCTTTTTGTGCAAGTTTCATGTTCTTGTATGGGTCGCCCATTAGCATTCCATCGATATACACATGAATCTTACCTCTTTTATCTTCCCCAAATCGTATATCTAAAGTTCTTCCGCCGACTTTCTGTACTTCTTTTTTAACCTCAGATTGGTCTTTAGGAAGTTTGAATTTCGCCTCGTTTAACTCAGTCGTTATCTGTGTCCAAGACTTCTTCATGTTTTCCCTGTGCCCAATCTACAGACATTTCAACTCGTTTCATGTCTACTTGTTCGCCTGCCTTTTGTTTGATACCGTCAAAGATTGAATCTCTGGCATCTGTTAATTGACCTGCTTCAATTTGGTCTACTATCTTTTTACTTATGTCGTTCATTAGAACTCTCCTTCATTATCCATATCTTCTTCACCCCCGCCTTCGGCGTCAATCTCACCTTGGATTCTTTCTATATCGTCCTCAGTTTGATGAAGAATGTACTTCTTAACATAATCTTTTGAGAAGTACTGTCCAACATATGATTCTGCCTGTGAGAGAATATCAAGTCTTTCTCTGATAATCTCTTGCTCTTTCAACTCTGTGAAGTGGTTGTCTGTAGCAAAATCATAATGTATAAAATCTTTCATCATATCAAACTCTTCGCCTGATACAATATTTTTAAGAACCATTTGAGTTCTTAATAAATCAGTAAAGACTCTTGCAAACTTCATTTGAAGTCTCTTAGTGAACTTATTAAATTTAAGTTCATCTCTACTGATTTCTGATGCCCTACCCATGTTGAAACCGTTATCTGCTTCAAGTCTAGAAATAGGCACATTTAATGACCTGTAAAGTTTCTTTCTGAAATATTCTATATCTTCTATCTCAGAAAGATTCTGACCACCTGGTAAAGTCGTAATCTCTGTTCCTCGACCACCTTCTCTTCTTGGTAACCAGAAGTCTTCTAGCATCGACATATGGCGTCTATCGTCTTTTATTTCGCCTGTGTCTGCATTATAAACAAGTTTATTTCTATACTTGTTCATAGTATCTGCAAGGTATTGTTCCGCCTTGACTTTCGGAAGGTTACCAACATCAATATAGAAGATTCTTCTTTCTGGTGCTCTTGATATACGATAGATTACAAGAGCATCTTCCATCATTGATAACTGATTTGCAGTCTTCAATGCTTTATGTAGATAACCAATAACTACATTTTTAGTGTAGTCTAACATACCAGAAGTCGTATAACTTATTGCCTCTGGTGCGATTTTAACAGTGTTTCCTTCTGAAGCACTGCCTTTATCAAAACCTTTATCGTTGAAGACATAAAATTCATCAACTTTTTTAATTACTTCAATTTTTGTTTTAGGGTCTTTTTCTTTTTCAACATTTCTGACCTTTTTAATTTTCAAAGGGTCAATGTTTCTAATATCGACCATACCTGCTTGAGGTCTTTTAGAGTCTACAACCTTATGGAAGTATACTCTGCCATCGACATACCATTTTCTGAATAGTTCATGAGAGTTCAGATTGAACTTCATTAAAGATAGGATTGTTTTAAACTCATCATGCATCTTATCTTTGATGCTGTCTGAGAGTTCTACATCTCTTAAATCGAGTGAGACAATTCTATCTTGGGTATCTGAAACTATACATTCATTTACTATATCATCGATAGCAATATCACACTCAGGTACTAGAGATGTCTCACGGTATCTTCTAATGAGTGCAACCTCATTTTTGATACCGCCTTCCATATCAACATAGGAACCATATGCTCCACCTGATATGAAACCACCTGGAGTCGACTGTATGACAGGAGTTCCGTCATCTTCGACAGGTGCTACAAAAGACCTCGCTGAGGTCTTCTGTACATCTTTTCCTCGTAATTCTTCTTTCTTACGAGTTATTTCAAACCCAAAAATTTCCATAATAATATTTATAACACCTTAAATGGTGTTATTTTCACTAATTTTTTAAAGGACTCTTTCCCAATGCGAATACTGGAATTCAACATCAAATGTCTCCAATGCATCAACTGTTTCGTAAGATAAGTCAATTGCACCAATATTGGTTGGAAACATGTTAAAAAACTCGTATCTCGCTAGAACAGAATCATCTTTATTTAATTGTTCGACAAACGCTCTGTCTACTAGATAGTCAAGTGATGTCATACCTTCGCCACTGTCTAATTCTTGTATATCAGTTTGCCATGATTCAAGAGCAGTTCTTGCTGAAAATTCAACATCGTTAATTATAGTCACATTCCAAGGTTCAAATGTTCTGTCTCCTGCGAGTTTCAGAACATGACCTCTGAATTGTTGTTCTACAACACCTATCTGAGCAGCAGGTATCTGTGCTGACTGACATAAGAATTCAATCTTATTACCAGACCTTGGTATAAAAACTCTAAAACGGTTAGCTCTTGGCCCGCCGCCTATAAGTTGTGCTTTAAATTGGTCTATAGTTGCCATTTATTACTCCTTAAACTGCTCCGTAGATTTCTTCAAACTCGACACCGCTTCTAGCAGCAACGAAGTTTAGTGTTATAAAGTTAATAGATTTTGCAGGTTTCACAAAGATAGAACATACAAATTCGTTTCTATCGATAACTGTATCAGTATTGTTTGTTTCGTCACAAACTACTGAGAAATCTACAAGACCTCTTCTGTTTTTAACATCTCTTAGGAAAGGTTCTACACTTGCACGGAACTGAGCTCTTGTGAATGCATCGTTGAATTCAAAGAGTTGTGCCTTAGCAGCAGTTGCAATTGCCTTTTCTAATACGATGAATAGTCTTCTAACATTGATTCTATCGAATGCTGAAGGACTACTTAGTGCAGTCTTATCACCAAATAGAACAGTTCCCTGTCCTGGGAATGTCACTATTGGGTTAATTCTTGCACGGTATAAATCATCTCTACTTGCTTGTTTTGGATTGAAAGCAAGTTTAGTAATACCTAGGTATTGTCCTCTAGAGAAACCTGCAGGTGAGAACCAAGGGTCTCTTAATAGGTCACTTCTTGCCATAATACCGGCAGTGTGTCCGTTACCTGGAATCCAGCAATATTTGTCGTTGTATCTATCATACTGATAAATCCAACCTGAATCTAATACTGCATAAGAAGATGATGTGACTGATGCAAAATCATCAATAACATTTGTCTTCTGAGTTGATTCTGAGGTTTGTCCTACTACTGATTCTCTCATTGGAGATGCGACTACTATGCAATCTTTTCTTGCTTCTGCAAGTGCTATAGCACCATTTACGATAGTGTTATGAGCAGTTCTTAGATTACCTGTGTTAACCTCATCAGCACCTGAACCATCGTCAACTCTAGTTGAACCTATGAGTATGAATGAGATGTCTGATGTCTCTCCGTCTTGGAAGAACTCTTCTAGTGTACTTACTTTGTCTGATGCGACTGGTGAACGACCTGAAGCACCACCTGAAAGTGATGTATGTACTGGTAATGCAGGTCTAGAGAACGGTGTACCTGAAGCGGTAGCTAATGTTCTGTTCTCTGCAACACTTGACAACATAGTTGTTTCGTGTCCTGACCAGTAGATGTAATTTGAATTTCTTTCGATTACATTTTTGTAATAATTGTTGTTACCTGATGAATCTTTAGCATCTGAAGCAAGTGATACGAAACCATATGTTTCGAGAACTTTACCCTCTGTGCCTGTGAACTCGCCGTCTTCGTCTATTACTACTACATGAATTTCATCATTTGTTGCCCCAGCGGCAACAGCGCCTGCTGATGAACCTGGTGCTTTATCAAATAATGCATAATGTTCCCAATATCTATCGATTTGAACATTATCTGCAACAGCAACTTGAAGACCTGCTGATACTTCATTTACAACTGCGAAAGTTAGTGTTTTTGATGAGTTATTTATTGCACTGATTTTATAGAATGCATCGTGTCCTGAGAACTTAATTAAGTCCCCAACTCCAAAAGCAGTTGCATCGTCAACGATTACAGCAGTATCTCCTGCTGAATAACCTGCTTCTAAATTAACAGCAGATGCATTATCGTTGAAATATGCGTTTGAAGATGCACAAACTGAAACTTTAAGTGAATTACCTAAAGCGCCTGGGAATCTTGATATCCAAGACCCTACAGTTCCTGCCTCTGAACCATCTTTAAAATCATTTACATAACTATCAGAATTTTTAAGTATTGTTGATGAATTCCCACTAGCATTTGCACTGTAGCAACCTGTAGTGTGAAGTCTAACTATGTCTAATGAAGACCCATATCTTAAAAAAGATTCTGCTGAATAAAAGTCTTCAGCCCCAGCGTCTGAGTCTGCTGGTTTGTAGAACTCATCAACTAATTGTTGTCCGTCTGAAACTGTTTTTACTTCATCAACAGGTCCCCATTGAAACATACCAGCGAAAGCACCCCTTGTTGAGGATACTGCTGGAACAACATTCGATAGGTCAATTTCGCTGACCTGAACGCCTGGTGAAACTTGAAATGCCATACTTTTCTCCTGTTAATGTAAAAGTTGTTTACTAACTTATTTATAAGTTTATTATTTCTAACAACTCATTTTTCTACGAACCATCTGTCTCCACCTGAAACAAATGACTCATCTTCTTCTTGTTGTCCGAATACACCTGGTGGCAACATATCGTCTTCAATTAACTTCTGTTGTTCTGAATACAATAAGTTTTTAACCTGTGTATCGGTCAAGTTTACAAAATAATCTGTTGTCACAAACCATGAAAATAAGATACAATTCATTACCATGTCGTCATGATAACCTCTATCTGCTTCAAACGATGACCCTTTATTTACGAATGTCATCATTTCAGTTATCGTTGCACGGTCTATTACTGATAATCTATTCTCTTCTAATAACTCTTTTAGTGTTGAACAACCTATTCTTTTGATTTTTCTACTCATGGTAATACCGATATCACTAGATTTCGTCATACCTTGCACAAAGACATTCGGATATTCTATGTCATAATGCAATTGAGTAGCGACCATAGAACCTTCTGCATTGTTTTCAATTATAACTAATGCATCGTTATAAGGTCTTACATACTTATTTATAATATCCGGAAATAGCATGGGGCTAATCATGTTATCTCTGTATGTACAAACCTGTTTAAATGGTCTTTGAGACACATCAAAGATACTAAAAGTAGAATAGTCGAACCCTCTACCTTGTGATACATCAACGGTTACAACATAGTTATGGTCTTGTTTTGGCGTATCATATACTATTAAACCATCTTTTTTCCATTCGCCATCTACTGCTCTCATACCCAATAATGTATCTGCATTGATAAGAGTAT